CTCCATCATTAAATCCTTTCTTTAAAATTTTTTTAATGTAGATAAGTCTTTTCTCATGGTCTTCTTTTTTACCTCTTTGTGTTCTAACTAAACAAAAGTCTGTCTCTTGTGGCGCTGTATCTTTTAAATATTTTTTCTCTATTAAATTGTATATAGTGTAGTCACGATCTATCCAATCTTCAAAAGTCTCTTTGCCTTTACCTCTAACTATAACTTTGCTCCCAAGATATTGCCAAAAATCTTTTATTTGTTTTAATGGCATGGGTGTGCCTTTGCAAAAATCTGGCCAAAGTTTATGACATTGTAATTCTTTTTTTGGTACGTGGGCCGTGTTCCCTACGTGTGCAAACTCGATCCCTTGTTGTTTAAAAAATTTTTTGACCCATGAATCAGATGGTTGGCCCCTATAAGTAAATAAAAAAGTTTCATTAGTATTATTTATTTTATCTAACAAAGTTTCCATAGCACTAGACCTTTTATACAAACTAGGTAAATGATAGTGATTGCCTACTACGTCTGTTGGTTTCCAGGTTCTTTCATACCCATAATATTCCCATATTGGTTTTATTATTCTTTTACACAAGGCGTTTATAGTTTTTCCACATCTATGCCCTTGATCTAATTGTTCTGCGTTTCGAGATAATTTGTGATAATAGTCTGCGTCTGATCCTGCAAACTCAAAAATAGTTTGATCAGCATCACCGACAAAATAATATTCTTTCGCCTTCGTAGACATTTTATCTAAAGCTTGCCTTTGTGGCACGTTGCTGTCCTGTGCCTCATCGACTATCAAAGCATCTATGTCTGGCTCTACAGCTTTGTCTATAAAATCCTGTATCATATCTGCGTAATCACAAACGTGATTGTCATGTTTGTATTGCGTA